AATCACCCATAATTCCTGTTGCTTTTATTAAACAATGAGAATGGTCAGGTGAAAGGTTTACTAAATCATATTTGATTTGTATGCTGTTAGCAGCCTGTATTTTATCAATACCTGCTCTTGTGATGATTGTAAAGTGTTGATGTTTAAATACATCCTCTTTTACCAAATTGTTTTGCACAAATAATCTTCTTAAAATGTCTTTTTTAGTTTCCTCCATTTTGTTTCTCTTTTATATTATACATTTCGTTGATTACTTCTTTTAATGAATCGTGAGATACTCCCCACATCACACCTAACTCCAACAACCTATCTAAGTATGTTGGTTCAGGATTTTCTTTTGTTTGTTTTGACATATAAATAATTTTGAATTAGAATACAATAAAACGAATAATTATTGACAATTCCAAATTTTTTTCAACAAATTTACAAAAATCTACAAACATTTCCTGTTTATTCCACAAATTTCCTGTAAAAGAGTTCCATTTATTGTATAATTGCATTTTAAAACCCACCGCTTATGAAATGGTATAATATAAAAAACCTATCAGAATCCTCTACCGAAGTGGTTATTTATGATGAGATAGGTACATTTGGAATTGACTCTAAAACTTTTATTGAAGAATTGGCTAATGTTCCAAAAGAAAATGAGATATTACTGCGTATAAATTCACCAGGTGGTAGTGTTATAGATGGACTTGCTATTTATGACGCTCTAAGACGCACTCCCCAAAAAGTTGTTACTCGTATTGAGGGACTCGCTGCATCTATAGCATCTATTATTGCTATGGCAGGTGATGAAATTATTATGAGTGAAAACAGTTTACTTATGATACATAATGTATGGGGGGGAGAAACAGGGGATTCTAAAGATATGAGAAAAGCTGCTGACCTTATGGATAAAATGAGTAGTAAACTTGTCTCTATCTATATGGCAAAATCAGGTAAAGAAGAATCTGAGATTCAATCTTGGATGGATTCTGAAACTTGGTTTAGTGCTGAAGAGGCTCTTGAAGCAGGATTTATTAATTCTATTGAAGAACCTATTGCTTTGGCTGCCAAATTTGATATATATAAGTGTAACTACAAAAACAAGGATAAAGTAGTGCAAATGTTTAACGATTCTAAAAATTTAAAAATGAAAGAACAGATTGAAGAATTAAAAAACTTTATCTCTGAATTATTTGATAAAAAAACAGAGGTAAAAAATGTAAAGATACTTGATTCTACTGAAGTGAATGATAAAATCTCATCTTTAGAAAACGCTATTACTGCGTCTGAAAAAACTAACGAAGAATTATCTGAAACTTTAAAAGAAAAAGAATCTAACATTGTGGCTCTTGCTGATGAGATTACAAATCTTGAAGCAGAAGTTGCTAAATTTAAAGGAACTTCTAGTGAAGTCACTCCTGAAAAAGATCCAAACCCTGTTGTTGAAGATTCAACACCAAAAAATGGTTGGGATTCAGTTGCAGAGAGTATAATTAATAATAAATCTATAATTTTAAAATAATAAAAAATGGCTGAAATGATAACAGGCATAACTTCTTGGAGTCAAGAAGATGTGCAAAAATACTTCCTAGAGCCTTTATTTGTTTCAAATAATTCTCTACAATATATGGATGTGATGACAGATGTTTCAGGGGAATCTATATTATTAGATAGATACTCTGCGTTGAAAAATGTAACAAAAGCACACGCTTTGTCCGCATTTTCAACTACTGGTCAACCACAATCTACTAACTCTAAGGTTACATTAACTTTAAAGAGATTAGAGGTGGAACACCAATCTGCTGCATTCACAATGTTTAATCACATTAAATCTCAATTACTAAAGCAAGGTATTGCTAGAAATGATATTTCTGGAACTAAGATTCAAGAAATAGTATCTACTTTATTGCTACAGGGAATCCAAAGAGACTTCTCTTCTATCTTATGGTGGGGTGATGAGGATGATGGAGCTGCTACTCCGTATAACCTTAAAAATGGTCTTTGGAAAATAATGAGTGAGCAACTTCAGGCTGGTGATGCCGCTGCTGGACAGGCTACTGTCAATGGTGGTAATGCTTTAACAGGTCTTGAAAATATGGTTGCTGCAAGAAGTAATGACTTAGCTGCTCAAGATAATGTTATTTGGTGTTCAAGAGCGTTTGCTGATGACTACAGAAAGCAATTAAGAGATGTTGACACTCACGTTGATGCTTATGCTGCTTTGAAAAATGGAACACAGAACTTATCGTTCAATGGTATTCCAATGATTGTAGTTCCTGAGTGGGATGCTGATATTGCTCAAAACGGTGCTGCTATGGCTAATATGGATGCTGATATTGCTCCTAATTTAACTACGGAGACAAAAGCTGCTGTATTAACTATGCCAGGTAACTTTACTATTGCAACAGACTTTAAGTCTAACCCTGTTGATATGTGGTACAACAGAGACGAAAAAATGAATCGTTTTAGAATGACTTATTCTTTTGGATGTAACATTAAAGAGCCGACTATGTGGGTTTCTAATGCTGAGACTACTTAATAATTGAATGTTTAATAAATTAAATACTATAAAAAATGGGATGTATTACTAATGGACACGCAGTTGCGTGTGAGGATAAAAACCGTAGAGGTGGTATTAAGAGAATTTGGCTTATTGAGCAGGATTCTGTTGATTACGATTCTATTGTATTTAACTCAACAACAGGAATGGTTGATGAGTTTGATACAGTAGCATCTACAGGTTTTGCAGTTGAATTTCAATTTGAAAGAGAAACTGCAGGTTTTAATGCAAACGCATCAAGAGAAAATGGTTCAACTATCGTTGATGTTGAATTAGAGTTCTATGTACCTAAATTAACTGCTGAGGTTAATGCTAGGTTATCAGAACTTACTTGTTCTTGTGGTGTGGTTGCTATTGTTGAATCTTTTGCTGATGACGGAGCTGCTACTCCATCTACTTATTTCTTCCTTTTAGGATGGGATCAGATATTTGGAAAAGAGGCTTTCTTGGAGTTCGCTTCAGGTGAGATGGGAACAGGTGTTGCTCTTCAAGATGCAAACGGTACTGCTATTAAATTATCAGGCCGTCACGGAGAATACCCACTTGAGATTGCTGCTGTTGCTGATGTTGCAAATGCTTCTTCTGCTTCAAGTATTGGAGACAACAAAGTAGGTATTGTGAAAGAAAGTGATTGGGCTACAACGCTTAAATCTACTCTTCTTACAGGAACTGCATAATTGTAGTTTTTGTTGATATTAAATTAAGGGGTGTTGCAAAACACCCTTTAGTTTAGTATTTTTGTTTTTTTAAAACAATAACTTATGAAATATAAAATTGATAAAAGTTGGTTTACTAAAGATAACCCTAAAGGATATATTGAAGAGGTTTGGCTTGAGGGAAAAGTTCAAGTTAAGATAGGGCAAAAATTAATAAAAGTAAGAAGAACTGAAAAACTTTTTACTTATCTTACTCACAATGAAGATGTTTTAGAACAACTTTATAATATGGGAAAAGAGTATATTATTAAAATTGAAGATAAACCAAAAAAGAAAATAGTTAAACCATCAAAGGTTAAATTAGTTTCTGTTAAAAATATAATGAAAAAGGATGAGCCAAAAGACATCAACCAAGAGAGCGAAGAGGTATCAATCCAAGAGAAAGAAAGCGAATAAGTTATTAGCATACGGATTCTCTAAGAATGTTTCTAAAGAAGCTCCTGCGGAGAAAAAGAACTTAGATAACTTACAGTACGATTGGATTCCTTTTGGTGATGACAATTTGTTTCCTCAAATGCTAAGTGAATTGTCAAGGTGTGCTGCGACACATAGGGCAATTTTAAATACTAAAACTACTTTCACTATTGGTGAGGGTATTTCTTGTTCTAATGAAAGAACATCTAAATACCTTGAAGATATAAATGCTGATGGAGAAAGTATTAATGATGTAATGAGAAAGGTAATTTCTGATTATTGGACTCACGGAAACGCATATATGGAGGTTGTTAAAGGTAAAGGTTATATGAACCTATATCATATTGATGCAACTACAGTTAGAGTTCACAAAAACAAAAAACATCTTTTACTTCACCCTGATTGGGAAAATGCAAGAAGAACACCAGAGTTAGCAAAAACTCTACCAATCTACCCAAACTTTGACAAACGAAAATCAGTACAAAGAGCAATCATAAAAATGTGTGATTATGAAAGTTCTTATTATTATTATGGTTTACCTGATTATATTGCAGCCTTAGATCATATAAAAATATCTTTTCAAATAGGAAAGTACAACTTAACTCGCTTTAAGAATGGTTTTATGCCATCTGCAATTATAGAATTAGGAGCAGATATGTCTGAAGAGGAGGCTGAACTATTTATAGAACAGGCGAAAGAAAAATTAACAGGAGAGAATAATAATTCTAAAATGTTATTTATTGCTAAGAATGGTGATGAGAACGCAACTAATGTTCAGATAATTAATGACACTAGTGATGGTTCTTTTATGGAATTACAAACAATAACAAATGATAATATAATCTCTGCTCACAGATGGAATCCTGCATTATCAGGTATTCAGGTGGCAGGTTCTTTAGGTAATAATCAACAGATTTTAACTATATATGATATAGTTATGTCAACCGTTATTAAAGAGCCACAAGAGATGATTTTAAGGGGGCTAAGAAAACTTTTAAAACAGAATACAGATTATGATTATTCTAATTTAAACATAGTTACTAAGCCACCTGTTACTATGTTGGGGGCAATAAACCCTACAGAGTATATATCTATTCAGGAGGGAAGAAAGATATTCCATTTACCTGAATTAACGGAACAAGAGTTAGAGCAACTTTTACAAGAAAAAGCGGCTCAGGAATTAATAAAAGTAGAAACTAAAAAAGATAATAATGGCGAAACTGATAACAGCGAGTGAGGTAATATCTAAAGCATTTACCAACGCAAATACAGATACGGCTCTTATAAAGGACTCCTTTATAGATATTGCTATGTATAATCATTTAAGGCCTGTTATTGGAGAAGATCTTTATAACCTTATTATATCTGAAAAGAACGCAAATGTAATTTGGAAGTGGACTTTCTCATCAACAACCCTAACAGATGATGCAACTATAACATCTGCTACTTTATTTGGTCCTCTTTCTAAAAATTGGTATGTAGAGGGAACAGGTATTCCTATGTTTAAAGATGGTTATACTGATAATGAAAATAATCATTACACAAAAATACTATCAGTTACAGATGATTCTAATTTAGAATTAAATGCTAAAGCAACTGCAGCTAATACTGTTGATTTAGATTATTATAGCCCAATAGGTTATTTAGTTGAAAAATATATAAAAGATTTACTTGCATTTGCTGTTAAATTTGAGGTGTTACCTGATATGACTTATAACTCTACATCACAAGGTATTGTAGAAAACATAGCAGATTTTACAACTCCTGTAAACAGTAAGAAGTTAAGTTTTTTAAGAAATGAAGTTTACAAACAGGCTCAAACATATAAGAGAAGAATGGTTGAATTTTTACATCAAGAAGATTTAAACTATCCTCTTTATGAACCTGATGATGAATCAACCACTAAAAGAAGTGGTATAATAATGTATTGATATGGCACAGAATTTTCACGGAGATTTACCAAATAGTCAGATTCATAACCCAAGAGATTTCTCTTTGGCTGAAACAAATAGTGTTTGCTCAAAAGATAGTTTAAACCAATTAAATTGGTTAAATGCAAACTACACATCTTCAGTAACAGTTAAGTGTTATGCAGACACATCTAAAAGATTAGCAGGTACATACTTTTATCTTTACTCAACTAATAATGCTACAAGTTATCAGGTTTGGTTTGATGTAGATAGTGATCCTGGTACTATAACCTTAACAACAGCGCATACAGGTGTTGAGGTTGATATACACGAAGATGATTCAGCAAATACTATAGCAACTGCCCTTAAAAATGCTATTGACGCTTTAAGTGATTTTACAGCAACAGTTTCAACAGATACTGTAACAATAACAGGCATAACATCTGCAAGAAACCCTATAGATTTTAATACAGGATTTAAAGTAGCAACTACAAGAACTCAGGTTGGTAATGAATTTTTAACCACTAATTCTAGTGGTGTTATGGCTTGGCAAAGTGGTTCTACTTTAAATATAGCAAAAGAAACTTTAACTTGGAGAGGGGCTTATCATTTAAGGAGTTCAAGCGATTTGAATGATTGGCATACATTTGGTAATAGCCCAGGCTTTGAGACTTTTCAACACTCCACTAATTTAGGTACAGGACCTACAAGCATACTACCATCTCCTGCTAATTACGCTGCTATATTAAATCCATTATCGCATATAAGAATTAAGAAAATGCGTTTCTTGATAGAGGGTTCACACCCTAGTGGTGAGGATATTGAATTTATATTGGCTGTAGCAACTCCTGCTTCAGGTACAGGAACTTGGACTTTAACTCCTTTGCCAGGTTGTGGTACAGGTAGTATGGCTATAAAAGCAGGTGAGGTTGCAGATAAATGGCTTACAGGTTTAAGTGAATGTGTGGAGACAGGTGAGTTGTTAATCCCTATGATTAAAACTGATATGGTTTCTACAGGTAAGGGGGTGAGATATACTGCTACTATAGAATATGAGTATGACAATACTTGTGCTGGTGCTAGAAGTAGTGGAAGTAAAAAAGGTGGTAAATAATAATAATTAAATAATTAAATAAAAATGGCAACAACGATTAAAAATGCTCAATTTACTTCATCAATAACAGATGGAGTAACCCTTAATGGGGTGAATTATGGTAACACTAATGCCAAGTCTATTAGTGGGTGTAATGAAGCTACACAAAGAATAGTAACAGTTCCTGTTAGTACAGGCTCACAAGGTTATGTCTCGTTATTTGGGGCTGATGGTGGGGCTGATGAAGCAGGTAATGTTAGTTTTAGTGAGTTTAAATATGCTAGAATAACAAATTTAGATGATACAAATTCTATATATATGCAGATTACTGATAATACACACGGTGTAGGTTCAGGTGGAACTGTAACAGCAGGACTTCAACTTGAAATTCCTGCAGGTATGACTTTTATATTGCCTAGCCCACAATTTGATACAGGTGGTAGTGCTGCGGCAGGGACAGGTTATACTAGTTCTATGGCGGCTTTTACCACAGGTGTGTTAGTACAAGCGGTTGCTATAACTGCTGATGTAGATGTTGAAATCTTTGTAGTTACTACATAATGAAAAAGGATATTAGTCAAATAATTTTATGGATAGTTCTCTTAGGAATACTAGGAGGTACTTTTGCTTTTGGACAAAATGATTTCTTTAAATACTCTACTTTTTATACTTCTATGAGTATGAATACAAGTATGGTTGAAAGAGAAGATTATATGTCAGTAAATAAAGGTTATGAAGATATTACACAGGTTAATCCTTATGATTATTCTCTAACTTTGGGCTTGAGAAAGGTGGCTAGGTATGATTATGAGTATAAGGTTAAGACTTGGTATTATGGTGATGAAAAAGCAGTTTCCGATAATGTTGCCATTGGAAACGCTAAAGGATGGGAATACCTTGCTAATTACTCATTTATAAGAAATAGAGGAGAAAAGTTTACTGAACAAAATTTTTGGTTGAGATACTTAGGTTTGAGTTGTGTGACAAAAGTCCAATACAAGGACAATCAAAGGGTTGACTTGAAGTACACATCACTTGATACTAGGTATAGGATGACTTTTGGTAAGTTGGATATAACTGCAGGATTATGTTTTCGTACCCACCCTGCTTACGGATTCTTACCTATTCGTGATTTTTGGACTCCAGGAGAGTCATCCTTTGCTCAACTCGCAAATGATTTTGGTTACAGTAATGAATTTGTTAATGGATCATGGCATTGGTTTGAGGGTGATGAATTGTTAGCAACATCAAATGATGAGTTTTATAAACATTATTTTGGTAGTGCTATTGCAGATTTTAATGAAAGAGAATTAGATAAGTTAGGTATTCAAAAAGAACTTAGTGCTGTTGTTGGATTAGCATATTATACATATACTCCTAAATTTTGGTTACACGCTTGGGTAAATGCTTTACCATATCATTATGGTTTAGATGATTATTCTTTTGAGTATCAAGATGGATTTATTAATAATTTAGATTGGGATTCAGGTGTTGTATTAGGATTGCGTATTAATAATCATTTAGGCGTATTTGTTGAGGGGCTTCACCAAAGATATTGGGAAAAAGAAGTTTTTGAATGTAAGTTTGGGTTTAATTATTTAATGTTTTAAGTATGAAGAAATTATTATTATTATTTTTATTAGTATCAGGTTATGTTTTTAGTCAAACAAATTGTGAATTATGTGTTGAACAAAATGGTTTCTATTGTGGAGATGATGAATCTAATTGGACTCAGTATAGTCCTCTTGGTTGTGTTCCTAATGGGGCTGGTGGCTTATTTTATCTTAATGACGGCTGGAGTGATTGTAACGATAGTTCAGACGAGGATAATGCAACCCCTACAACGATAGCAGATTGTGGTATTTACGGTGAAGAGTGTGATACTGTTTATGTTGAAATACCTGTAATACAATATGAATATATATTTGATACAATAGTTGAGTATGAAACTATATTTGATACTATAATAGAAGTTCAGGTGTATGAAGAGATAGATACCTTGTATATTTATGAAGATATATTAGATACTTTATTTGTTGATGTTATAGAGTATGTTGAAATTTTTGTTATAGATACAATAGTAGAATATGAGACAGAATTAATATATATAGAAGAATTTATTGATTGTGATACAGGATTACCTTGTAACACATCTATTATGGAATTAATAGAAAAATCTAAAGAAGATGATTACAAATATAATCTTTTAGGACAACCAATTTTAAAGCCAAAAGGATTATATATACAAAACGGAGAAATTAAATATAAACTAAATTAAATTAAATATGAAAGAAGTTTTAAATAAGATGGTAAAAAGTAGAAAATTTTGGTATGGTTTTACAACTGTAATGCTAGTATTATTTTCTAATCATTTAGGTATAAGCCCTGTTAAGGTTAACACTCTATGTACGATAGCAGTCGCTTTAATAATAGCACAGGGTGTTGCAGATATAAACAAGTGTCAAAAAAAAGAATGTAAAAAGAAATAATAGTTAATAAAATGGCAGGAATAAAAGAACTATCAGAAAATAGCAAGTTTAATATAAGTATAAAAACTTTAGGTGGTATATCAGCATTGATCTTTACTTTAGTAAGTATGTGGTTTGCTCTACAGGCAGATATAGCCGAAGCAAAAGAGTTACCTAAACCAGAAATCAATAGAGTTGAATACGATTTAAAAGATGAAGCTGTGAGAAATGCAATATATGAGACTCAGAATGATGTCCAAGATATTAAAACACAACTTGATAAAATAGACGAAAGGTTATATGAAATGTATAAGTAAATTTATATCGCTACTCTTATTCTGCCAATTATTGACGGCTCAGGATTTTATAACAGAAAAAAACTACGAAAGTAAAATTGGTAGTGGAATTGTTGTTGTGGAGGTTTGGGCTGAATTTAATAAGGCTAATGAAGTCTCTTGGATAAACAAATTAGAAAACTGTGAAGTTTATAGGATTGATATTCAAGAGGCATCAAGTCTTAATGTAAAAACAGTTCCTACTGTTATTATTTATAGTTCAGGGGAAGAACACAAAAGATTTAAGGCTAATATAATGTTAGAATTAGATGCAACAAAAAAAGAATTACAAAATGTAATTGAAGAAATAATTTTATCTAAATTTCAATGAAACTATCTTCAAATTTTTCCTTAAATGAATTTTTAAAAAGTAATGTTGCTACAAGAAAAGGTATTTCAAATGATCCTACAAAAGAGGGTATAGTAGAAATGCAAAATTTATGCCAAAACCTATTACAGCCACTTAGAGACTGTTTAGGACCACTTCGTATAAATTCAGGTTGGCGTAGCGTAGAACTAAATAAAGCCCTTGGAGGGGCTTATAGGATTATTGATGGCAAATATAAAGCAACTAGTCAACATTGTAAGGGACAAGCTGCAGATTTAAAGTTTGTGGATTCAGACGGTCATGTTGATAATCAACAAATATGGGATTGCGTTTTGAATTGTGGTTTAGAGTTTGATCAAATGATTAATGAATTTGATTGGACTTGGATTCATATATCATTTAATAAAGGTAATAATAGAAAACAATTACTAGAGGCTTATAGAGGGGCTGATGGTAAAACTAAATATAAAAGAGTATGATAAAAGGTTTTTTAAAATCATTAGTTGGTGATGCTAGTCAAATTATTGATGATGTGGTTACAACTAAAGAAGAAAAAATGGCACTTAAAAATGCTATGAAAAAAATGTTATTAGATTCTGAAGTTGAATTACAGAAAAATGTAACAGAAAGATGGAAAGCAGATATGCAATCAGACTCTTGGTTAAGTAAAAATGTAAGGCCACTTACACTTGCTTTTCTTTTAGTTTCAACAGTTATTCTTATATTTATAGACGCAGGTTTTATTGATTTTCAAGTTAAAAATTCTTGGGTTGATTTACTTCAATTAGTTTTGATTTCTGTAGTGGGAGCGTACTTTGGAGGTCGCAGCCTTGAGAAGATAAAAAAGTAACTATTGCGTTATATTATTTTTTTTTGTTACTTTGTATAACCAACAAAGAAAACAATGGCTAAAAACGGACAATTCAGACCTCGCCTTTCAAAAAAAGAATATGAAATTTTACAGTCACACCGAAACAATAATAATGTAGGTATTATAGGTGATACTCACGAACCATTTTGTCACAAACATTATAGAGACTTCTGTTACGAAGTCTTTTCTCGTTTTGGGGTATCAGAGATAATTCATATTGGAGACGAGGTTGATAACGCTGCCCTCTCATACCACGAGAGTATGGTAGAAATGCCTAACGCTGAAAATGAAGCTGAACAGGCACAAAAATCAATGGAAAAGTGGTATAAAACTTTTCCTGAAGTAAAAGTCTGTGTGGGGAATCATTCTGCCCTCCCCTTTAGACAGGCTACCACGGCAGGTATTCCAAAAAGATTTTTAAAAACCTATGAAGATATTTGGAACGCCCCAGAGGGTTGGAAATGGGAATTAAGTTGGGAGATAAATGGTGTTCTTTATGAACACGGAACAGGTAGTACAGGAGCAAATGCTGCTAGAAATAGGGCTGTTGCTAATAGACAATCAACTGTTATAGGACATAGCCATTCATTTGGAGGTGTTGCTTATATGGCTAGTAGAAATGACATTATTTTTGGACTTT